AGGCCATCCTTTGAAAAGCGATAAGAAAAAGTAATGCATGCTGTTAAGCAGAGGCGAGGCCGCCTTATATCAGCAAGAAGAGAGGTTGCAGAGCAGAATCGCATCCGCAACGGATATGAGCGCAACCTTGCAAAGCAACTTGTCACAGTATTCAACCGCATAGGCCGCAGGGCTGGAGAGCAATACCAACAGGGCGGGTTGAGGACAATCAACCGCAATCAAAACAGAGATGACCTTGCGGCAGTTATTATCCCAAGCGTCAGGGCGACAATGACCGCCATGATTGACAGGTTTCAGCTAATCAGTCCAAAGCAATCGCCTTACGAGCGATTTATAGAGCAATATATCAACACACAGGTCGGCACACACATCCAAAACATCGAAGCGACCACAATGAATCAAATACGCAAGGCGATTCTTGAGGGAACAGAGCAAGACTTAGGCCCAGAACCCATTTCAAGGCTCATACGAGGCCGTGTAGGGGGTCAAATTGGTCGGCGTAGGGCAATCACTATCGCAAGGACAGAAACGCACTCAGCGGCCTCCTATGCCAATAATGCGGTTGCCAAGGAATCAGGCGTAAACCTCAAAAAGCGATGGGTCAGCACCAATGATGAGCGCACGAGAGAGCATCACAGGGCGGTCAATGGTCAAGAGGTGGGCATGGATGAGGATTTCATTGTCCCATACAAGGGTGTGGACTATGCAATGGGATACGCTGGAGACCCAAGGGGCGGCCCTGCAAACGTCATAAATTGCAGATGTGTAATTGTTTACTTTGAGGATGAGGATGTCATCATTGATGACCCTGTTACAGAGCCAGTCCAAGAGCCAGACTTTGTTGACCCAACGCCACAGCCAGAAGTACCGACATTGGCGAGTTTCAAGATTACACCATTGTCAGCAATTACGTTCAGAGATGCAAAGACAGCCAGAAAAAATGTCCAAGAATATGTTGATGAAGGTAATAAAGACCCAAGGCATTTATCAGAGACAAGATTTGCTGGAGGTGCTAATTTGGCATTTGGTAAAACACCCGACGGATTTGATGACGAGATTTATGTTGCACTTGATTCAATTCTTGATGACTTCAAAAAACTTGCGCTCATTTTCAATGTGCCAAATCTAAGAGGTCTGGCAAGCACAGGTACAAGGCGCAACGTAAATGCTTCTATGGGAGATGCAGTTTTAAAACTAAGCAACTCTAATATGGGGCGTGACGGCAGACTAGGTTCACAAGAAAGATGGCGTTTAGAAACTCCAACAAACACATGGACACGACCTGACGGCCCAGAAAAGGAAAAATGGAATGCAGTGAAGGGGGATAGACCTTGGAGCGTTGCCGCTTATCAATCAACGAGCTTTGAACAATTCCGAAGCACAATGATTCACGAATTTGCACACCACGTTCATCATATGTATAAAATTAACAAGGCAGAGTTTGATGACAAACTTTCCAGAGGCAGGTGGCGTGATGTCGAACCGCCGATTGAGCGCAAGGTTAAGTTTACAAGAAACAGGCAGGGCGCAAGTGAGTATTCAGACCACAACGGCAAAGAATGGTTTGCAGAAAACTTTGCAACATATTTCAACGGCAGACCCGATTTAGCAGACCCGAAATTCATCAAGATAATTGAAGAGATGGCAGAAGGAGCATATGATGACATATAACGAGCTTACACAAGAACAGCAAAACGCAGTGGACACAATAAAAAAAATCACAAGCGATAATGAGGACTTTCTTACGGATGAGCAGATTGCAGAGATTGATAAATTAGCAGAGGACTTGCCCGAAGATTTTCAGCCTTGGATTGGTGAGCTTTTAGCACTTTACGAATACGCATAAAAAACCGCCCCCGATGGGAGACGAGGGCGGTGAACTTGGTGATTCGTTTTTTACCATAAATTAATAGTTGCCCATTGTCATCTCCTTATAAGGCTCATAGTCGAGAATAATCTCTAAGCCAGAATTATTCTCTATGCTTTCAATCTGTATCTCTTTTGATATTTGAAAGCCGTGCTTTTCAATTATCATTTCAGTTGATTGCAATAATTCATCAATCATCATTTGAATTTTTGAGTCTTTGTCTGTCATATCTCAGTCCAACCATTTATCAATTTTCTTTTTGCCAATATACAAGATGCCCAGCCAGACAGTGAAAAGCACACCATCAAAATAAGACAACTCATTCCACGCATTTACTAAGTCCATTTTTTTCTCCTGATTTTGTATATTCAATTTTAATTACTTTCATGTCGTGGTCAGACTGTGCATCACAAACATCTGCATCATTTTTGCAAGTGTGTTCGATTATGTGGTCAGTCCATTTGCATTGTGTCCATACCACGGCATAAGGTTTATCTTTGCTCATCTGTTCGCTCCAAAATGTTTGGGTCAATGTCCTGCTCAAAACTCCAAACGACAGGCAGACATGCGGCATATCTTGAATCCGCATCAGTTGCGTTTGAGTTTATCTCTTGAGCTTTCATCATACATGACACAGGGTCGAGCTTTAGCTCTGCCTCAATCAGTTTTAAATCTGACTCCGTGCCAAACGTCACGTTGGAAAAGAGCATCAATATGTAAATATATTGAGTCATTATTGTTAATCTCCTCAATCCAATCTATCTTGTGCATAAGCTGTAATGCCATACTTATTGAGAACATCAGCATATGCCTTTGCCCCAGCAGATTTGGCATCTACATTTTGACCAAAGTGGTCGGCAGGGTTGTAAACTTCAAAGCCTCTCCCAAACATGCGCTTTTCAAAACCAGCCGCTTTCATAGCTTTGCCAGCTTTTGAGCGCAGGTCGCATGGGATTACGACCCAAGCAAAACCGCACGGGAACTCAGGCTCACCATAAGGGCAGTCTGGTTTGCTTGCCATATGCTCTGCCAAAAACTTTGCAGTCGCTTCTTTAGCGGCGGCGGTTGCTTCTTCATGAATTTTGATAAAATCTAACATTTTAATCTCCTTGAGTTAGTAGGGGCGGCTTACACCGCCCCCGATAAATTAAAAATTATAATCGTGGAATTTTGTAGCTTCTTTAGACAGATAATGGTTTCCATAAGACGACTTCCAATAAAGACGACCCTTTTTGTCTTTGTTAAGTCTGGCACGGATAACGGGATTTGTCTCATTGCTTTTGATGTTCCAAACTTGGTCATGTTGGTTTTTATAATGACCAGCAAAACCGCCTTGTAGTATTACTGGTTTCCAATCACCTTCTTCTGCATCCATCTCACGGATTTCAATGGTTTTATCAGAAATAACACGAACAATCTCAAAAGGCATAATATCTGAATATCCATGAAAATTGGCAAAGTCATACTCAACAGCCTCAACCTCATATGTGTGAAATTTTTTGCCAAAGCTAACATTCTCAACAGTAGGTAGGTTTGCTATTGCGTCAAGAGCGTCTTTCTCTGTTGCAAAGCTATCAACATGTTGTGCAATACTTGGGTATCCCCAAACCTTCCCATGCTCAATGAATTTTTGAAACTGAACATATTCTGTTGCATAGGTGTTGACACCGCCTTCGTGTGTTTCGATGGTTTGAACACTTTTAATATAAAATCTAGTAAACATTTAAATCTCCTTGAGTTTCATTTAACAATATACAGAATATAAATGTTATTGGAATAACATTCAACCCCTAAATTAAATAATTTGTAATTATTTTTATCTCAAGATATAGTGGTTATATTATGCCGTTACCACAACCCAATGCGGGTGAGAGTGAGAAGGATTATATGGAGCGTTGCATGGGCAACGACACCATGCTTGCGGAATACCCAAACACCAGCCAGAGGGCGGCGGTTTGCATGACACAGATGGAGCCAAAGATGACAGATGAGCTTGATACAAACTATCTGGACACCATTGCGGAAATCAAAGCCTATACCGACGACGATGATGAGGATAAGGGCGAGTTTGAAGGCTACGCATCTATTTTTGGAAACAAAGACCTTGGCAACGATGTTGTTGATATGGGCGCATTCAAAAAATCATTGCGCCGCCGTGGAGCCAAGGGTGTAAAACTTTTATACCAGCACGACACTAAACAGCCCATTGGTGTGTTTGATAATATCAAAGAGGATGACCGAGGGCTGTATGTTAAAGGCCGCTTGGCACTTGGCACACAAAAAGGCCGTGAAGTATTTGAATTGATGAAGATGGGAGCCATTGACGGGCTGTCCATTGGATATAAGGTTGACAGCAAAGGTTATGAATATGACCGAGGCGGTAAACGCAGACGACTCAAAGAGGTTGACCTTATGGAGATTTCTGCTGTGACTTTCCCAATGAACCCACAGGCTACTATACAGGCTGTGAAAGCGGAAGGTCGCACAGTTAGGGAGTGGGAAGGTTTCTTTCGGGATGAAGGAGATTTAAGCCGTTCCGATGCAAAGATAGCCGCAAAAGCGGTGTCTGAAGCTCTGACTTGTCGGGATGACGAGCAAGCTGACTTAATCAACGCTATAAAGCAAGTAACCGAAACCCTGAAAGGATAGTAAAATGACAGATGAAGTCAAAAACTATATCGAGGAAATGGGACGGACTTTTGAGGAATTTAAGTCAACGATAAATACTCGTCTGACCGAAATAGAATCAAAAGGACAAGCAGACCCATTGACCGAGACAAAACTTGAGAATATTGAGGGCGACCTTGATAGGCTTGAGGATTTCAACCAAAAGCTAACCTTGCAAGAGCAAGAGCATAAGCAGTTGGAAGAAAAATTAACTCGTTTTGAGACAATGCTAAAACGCCCAGACGCAGGTGTCGAAACACCACAAGTCGATTTGGCGGTCAAAGCATTTGACTCATATCTCCGCAAAGGCGAAAACGAGCTTTCACCTGAAGAAAAGAAATCTCTGACAGTCGGTGATAACACCGCCGCAGGTTTTCTTGCACCACCAGAGTATGTAAATGAACTGATTAAAACAGTGACCGAGGTTTCACCATTGCGTTCAATCGCAAGAGTGCGCCCGACAACTCAAAAATCAGTCCAGATGCCATCACGCACAGCCACATTCTCAGCAGTATTTGTTGCAGAACAAGGCACACGCTCTGAAACTACAGGCTACACAACTCAACAGGAAGAAATTCCTACACACGAGATGTATGCGCTTGTTGATATTTCCGAGCAGTTGCTTGAGGATAGTGTTTTCAATCTTGAGGCAGAGATGCAACAAGAATTTGCAACACAGTTTGCAAAAGCCGAAGGCACAAAGTTCATCACAGGCACAGGCGTTGGCGCACCAGAAGGTATCACCATAAACAGTGACGTTGGCACAACCAACTCTGGCTCTGGCACAGTGTTGACAGCAAACGGGTTGCTTGATTTGGTACATGCAATCAAATCAGACTATACGAATAATGCTACATTTGTGTTCAACCGCACAACACTTGCCGCTATTCGTAAGTTGCAAGACAGTGCAGGTCAGTTTGTTTTCCAAGCTGGTATGTTGCTCACAGGCGGCGTTCCAAACACAATTCTTGGATACCCATATGTTGAGATGCCAGATATGCCAGACGTTGCGTCAAGCGCAAAGCCTGTTGCATTTGGTGATTTCAGCCGTGGATACATGATTGTTGACCGAGTTGGTCTGGCAGTTCTTCGTGACCCATTCACACAAGCAACCAGTGGTAATGTTCGTTATTACGCACGGAAGCGTGTAGGTGGTCAGGTTGTTCTTGCTGAAGCAATCAGAACTCAAACTATTAGTGCATAAGGAGTAAGATATGTATGATTTATCAAATTCCATAAACCCAGCAGTTTCACTTGCCGCCGCAGTTCGTTCAGCCGCCGCAAATGGAACAGGTGTTGACCTTAAGGGCTACGAAAGTGCAACAATCCTTGTTGACGTAGGTGCTGAAGGCGACACATTGTCTGGCTCAGTGTTTTTTGAGGTTTCGTTGGAAGAGTCCGACGATGACTCAACATACACAGATGTTGCCCAAGCTGGTATCGTCGATGGCACAATCGCATCAGGCGGCATCTTCTTGAAACTTGATGGAACAGCAGGGGGCAACCCTGATTCCACAGGTGGCATTTTCCGTGTCGGTTATGTCGGCGGGAAAAGATACATTCGGGTGGTTCTTGCCAAAACTGGCACACATTCAACTGGCACACCTATCGGTGCGATGGTTGTTCGTGGTCACGCAAGACACACTGGAGATAACGCATTCACACCACACAATGCGTAGGTAATCCCTCTAGGGGTGCGGGATACAACCTGCACCCCGTAGGAGTCCAATATGACTATTAAGATATTACACAGATGCCAAGCCGCCGCAGATGAACATGGGTCAACCACTAGATATTATGAGGTGGGTGATGTGGTTGAAACAGGTCAACCTTGGCAAGCAAAAATTGCAGAATCACTTGTTGAGGCAGGATTAGCCGCCGAGACAAAAGTTGTTGCACCGAAAGAAACTAAGACAAAAACCAAAGCTAAGAAATAGGTGAAGCATGGCGGGCCTTACAATCGTTGCAGATGTTTCAGACGAGCCAATCACCGCAGACAATGTGCGTGAATATGCACATATAGATGACGGGGTGGAAACCACAGTCATCACAAATATGATTAAGTCCTCAAGAATGTATGTTGAGAACTACTTGGGGCGCAGTCTTTTAAATCGAACTCTTAAATACAGCATTGATTACGTCGATGAAGTTGACCAGCCCTTATGGGAAGGCACACGCATCGGGCCTGATATGACCATCAGGCGGCGATATTTACAACTCCCCAGACCGCCCGTTGTAAGTGTCACGCATGTCAAAACATTTGATGATGCCGATACAGAGACAACGCTTGCATCATCAAAATATTATTTAGACAATCAACGTGAGCCAGCTAGGATTGTGTTACGCAATGGAGAAACATGGCCAACAGCCTTGAGGGTCGCCAATGCAATTGAGGTCACTTATGTCTCAGGTTATGGCGCATCAAGGTCAAACGTGCCAGAGGCAATCATCCAAGGGCTTTTGAGCCACATCACATTTATGTATGAGAACAGAGGCGATGCGTATGGTAAACCTCAGAACCCATTGCCTCATTCAATCAAGTATCTTCTTGACCCTTACAAGGTTTTGAATTTTAGCACAGACCCGTTCAACGACAGCGTATCAGGTTATTAAAATGATTGGTTCAATGCGGCATCAGGTCAAGATACAGTCGCAGTCGGGTTCGGCAGATGGCGGCGGTTCAACTAATTTATCGTTTTCAGATGTTGCGACAGTCAACGCATCTATCAAGCCGCTTGCAGGTGGTGACAGGTTTTTTGGAGACCAGATTGAGGAGCGTGTGACACACATGATTACAATACGCTTCAGGCGTGATGTCACTTACAAGAACCGCCTCAAGTATGATTTTGCAGATGGCGGGACAAACTACAGTCGAATATTCAACATCCGCAGGGTAATCAATCGGGACACACGCAACAGGTTTCTTGATATTCTTTGCGAGGAAGGGGTTGCGACATGAGGGTATCGGTTGATGTTGAGCATAAGACAAGGGTTGATAAGGTTTCGGCGCAGTATCGTAAGCAAGCTAAAGATGCGGTCTATTCTGGATGCTTTAAGATTTTGGACATTGCGGTGACAGAGATTTTACGGGGCGCAAAGACAGGCCGAATATATAAACGTGGTGGTAAATCACACCAAGCATCAGCCGCAGGTGAATACCCAGCTAGTGACACAGGCAACCTTGCCAGCAACATCAACGTGCAAATACACACAGGCGGTCTATCTGGCACAGTAGAGAGCAAGGCGGCATATTCATCATATCTTGAGCCAAGCGGTGTTGAGTTTGGCACAAGCACAAGCGGCGCAAGGCCATTCATGCAACCATCAGCCGAGAGAGCAAGGCCGTTTATTCGTAAGAAATTTGCGGAGCTTAAAGCAAAATGAGTCTACACAGTTGGCCTTTACAGCAAGCGATATTCTCAAAGCTCAATGGTGCAAGCCTTGTTGATTATGACGGGGATGCGATTACAGGTGTGTTTGATGATGTCCCAGAACAGACAGCATACCCGTATGTTGTTATTGGTGAGGAGACCGCCACAGAGAATGGCACAAAAGATGTTGACGCTCATGAGCATACTTTGACCATACACGTTTGGTCACAGTATCGAGGACTCCAAGACATTAAAAAAATCATGCAACAAATATATACTCAACTACATAATACTGCTATAACAGTATCAGGTGCTAATTTGGTCAATATCAGACATGAGTTTGAAACTACCTTATTAGAGCAGGATGGCATCACACGGCATGGAGTCATGCGATTTCGGGCCGTTGTATTTGATTAGGAGAAAGATATGGCGGCGCAAAAAGGTTCAGCCTTATTAATGAAAATCGGCAATGGTGGTTCACCTGAAGCATTTACCACCATTGGCGGTATGCGTTCAACAGCTTTGGCAATGAATGACGAGGCTGTTGATATTACAAACAAAGACTCTGCAAGAGCTAGAACATTACTTGCACAAGCTGGTGTAAATAGCATGACTGTTACGGGTTCAGGTGTGTTCACGGATAGCTCCTCAGAGGCAACTTTGCGAAGTGCATTTGATGCGGCATCGTTCACAAATTACCAGTTTCTTGTTCCCGATTTCGGAACATTCACAGGCGCATTTATGTTGCAGTCTTTGGAATACGCAGGTGAGTTCAATGGTGAGGTTACATATAGCTTTACCTTTGAAAGTTCTGGTGCAATTACGTTTGCGACAGTCTAATGAGTTGGGCAAGCGTAACAGTAGACATTGGGGACGACCAGCACCCAGCCATGTTTGACGCATCACAAATGATGCTAAACGTAAATGCGGCGGTTGATTTATCAGAAGTCACATCAGTTGTTATCGGCAAAAACAAATATAATATTGTTTCTGCTGTTGATGTTGCAGGTCGTGGTGAAATAATAGACGTAAAACTTGAGGAATCCAAAAGTAAGAAATAGGAGTGCCACATGGCAAACGCAATTCGAGGAGAATTGAATATTGAGTTAAACGGCTCAACTTACAAAACGAAACTTAATTTAAACTCCATAATGGTGTTGGAGCGCAATTTGGGGCGGTCTTTAATAAAGACGACCCAAGACCTAACCAATGGCGATTTGCCCCTTACCGAGCTTATACAGGTCTTGCAGACCGCTTTAAAAGGCGGTGGTAATGAGTTGAGTGATGCCGACATTAAAAAGCTGGTATGGGATGCAGGTTATGTAAATTCATTAGGGGCGGTTGCAAATATCCTAACAAATTCGCTCATGGGGGGCGATGAGGATGAGGGAAAGCCAGAGGCGGTGAACCAATAGAGCAAATCCCTTGGGATGATTTAATCGGAGCAGGGATTGGGGTTGTAGGGATACCGCCATCAGAATTTTGGGAGATGGGCTTACAGGAATTGTTTATTGTGCTGTATGGTTATCAAGAGGCAAACAGGGTAGGTGAGAAGCCTCTGACCAAAAACGAATTGGAAGATATGATGTTGAGGTATCCAGACTAATGGCGACAACAGTTGACACAATTCTAGTCCGTGTTGAGGCAGACCTCAAAGATGTCAATGCCAAGCTCAAACAGCTTGAGCGTAACACCAAAAAAGCCACAGACAGCGTAAACAAAGGATTTAACCGCATTGCCACGGGTGCAAAAGCACTTATCGGTGGTGCGTTGGTCTTTCAGGTTGGGCGTGGTGCAAATGCGCTAATTCAGTTGGCAAGTTCAGCCGAGGAGATGCGGAATAAATCTGCAACAGTCTTTGGGGCGTTTGCAGGTGATGTAACTAGACAGCTTAATATTTTTGCAGATGCAACAGGTCGCTCAACTATCGAGCTTGAGGGCATGGCGGCATCTGTTCAAGATACTTTTGTGCCGCTTGGTTTTGCGAGAGGCGAGGCGGCAGATTTATCAGTTCAATTGACAAAGTTGGCAACCGATGTTGCGTCGTTCCAAAACGCTCAAGACCCAGAAGTCATGGCGGCATTCCAATCAGCCTTAGTTGGCAACCATGAGGCGGTTAGACGTTTCGGTATCGTTATTACCGAGTCAACCTTACAAGCCGAGCTTAACCGCATGGGTATTCGCAAGAATATCAATGAGCTAACAAACGAAGAAAAAGTAAGAGCAAGGTTGAATCTATTGATTGCAGGTTCAGGTGACGCAATCGGTGATGCGGCAAAGACAGCAGACTCATTTGAGAACTCACAAAAACGCATGAATGCAGAGCTTACCGAGCTTGCAGTTGGGGTATTGACTCCCTTATTACCAAAACTTGCAGAGTTAGCTCAAAATATTGCAGATGGCGCAGATGCTTTACATGATTTTTTAACAGAGATTGGGCTTGCAGATAGCGGTTTAACAGGGCTTGCAGAAGCAGAGAGGGCTTTTGTTGTTCAGCTTGAAAAAGTTACTGAGATGCAAGCCAAGGCCGCTTTACAGACCGAGCTTTATGGTAGAACTTTTGGTGGACTTGACCGCCATCTTGAAAATGCAAAAGCAAAACTTAATGAATTAAGTGATGTGATGATTGACCTTGCTGAGGATAATGAGGCATTACAAAAGGCAGAAAAAGCTCTTGCAGACCAAAGAAAAAAAGAAAAAGCTAACGAGCTTGAAGCGGGAGAGTCTAAAAAATTAGAAGACAGAATCAAAAAAGAGCAAATTCTCCAACAACAGTTGCAAGAAATTAAGCGCACAGGCAACGAGCTTGATGGTGAAAT